CAATTGGTATTCACCATTTCCATATAAACCTTTGACCACATTGAAGTCAACACAACAACCAGTTGAGCCATTCACTTCAATCTCTATGGTCTCCAATGTCACCTTGTCCATGAACTTAATCTTGTAGTGGTGGTTCATGAGGTCATATGCTTCAGATATGTCCAAGCCATTGGTTGGCACTCCATCAGTCTCAATGATGTCTCCATTGGAATCAATGGTTGCAGTCCACATGGTGGTGTAATCAGATGAGTAATTATGCAGAACTGCAAACACTTCAGAATTGATGTAGGTAGGTAATGTGATGCCAGTCAACACAATTTTACCTTCTGCCTCAAGACACTTGGGCAATGGTGTCACTTTAATACAATTAGAGCAATTTATCATTTGAAGTTTAGTTTACCAAAGTTAGATTTCTGATGCCTCTCAATATCGGCTTTCACAAATGTATTAATTAGATACCTTGCACAATCCAAGTGGTCAGCTTTTTGTGAGATGTCTTTTCTATTTGCCTTCATAATCTTTCCTTCTGCATCCACTTGAACCATTCTCATGTCTTGAGATAGACCGGGGCAATTGTGGTTGTTCACCTTCAAGTGAATCCTATTGGCTTTGTCTTGGGTTATGTGGAGCAAGTAGTTGAAGTCATTTCTGCTTTGCTCATGTGTTGGGTTATGTGGGACAATGATTTGATTTTGTCTCAAGCCAAGTAATCTTCTCAAGGTTTCATAGTTGCTGGAGTTATCAGCCAAGGCAATGTTCCTATTGTTGCCCATGCTATCTCCAGTCATCTTGCAGTTAAAGAGCAAAGGGTTGTAAAGTGCTTTGATGCGTTGTGCCATGGCTTGAAGTGAACCATTGTCAATGCTCATCTCATTTACTATGTGGATATGCAAACCTCCCTCATCCCTCCAAATGTTTGCAAAGATTACTGCAAAAGGATTAATGTTAAAGTCAATGCCAATGTAAAGTTGCTTCTTCCAATCCAGTTGCACCTTGGTGTCAAAGTGAGCATCAGAATTCAAGGCATACAAGAAAGGATTCAATGACTTTGCATCCACATCCTCTGCCAAGTATTCACATTGGAAAACCAATGGAGGTAAGATGGATCGCATCATTTCAATCTCATCCTTGTTGATATAAGGGTTGTCATAAGTGCTATAAACAAAAGTCTTCCAAGTGTTGGGTGAATCATCTTGTCTTTTGCATAATTCCTTGAAGTAAGTGTTGCCAAATTGTGGGGTTGAAAGGAAGTAAGCATCCCCACCATAATCAGTCAAGGTTGGAGATATTGCTTGTTCCCATGCTTGTTGGAACTTGAGAGCCTTCTCACACTCATCAATAATGACCCGGTGGTACTTTCTACCTCTGCCACTATCGGGGTCTTCCATAGACCAAAAATCAATCTTTGCACCATTGACAAAGATGGCTTGTTTGACCGTTTCTGATTTGGACTGGATGACATCAAAGAAGTTGTTTAGGGTAGTTCGCCAAACTTCGTAGAGGTCTTTATAAGTTGGTGAAAAATAACCAATGTATTCCCCTCTTTCAAATGATTCCAAAATTAGTTCTTGACAAAGTTCAGTCTTTCCAAACCTTCTGCCACATTTAAGCACATTAAACCTCTTCCTATTGTCAAGAAGGAATTGTTGTTTGGGATGTGGCTTGGGTAAAATTAACTCTATCATTGTTGCTGGTGAGGGATTTGCACCCTCATACTCACAAGCAAGGTGAGATGTTGCTAATTACATCAACCAGCAGACTGGTCACCTCTTCGGGTAATTACGATTTCCATTTGTTGCACACCTTCTTGCTTCACTTCAGTTCTTGCTTGTTTGGGTTTGAAGTATTCAAGTGACTTCAAATAAAGTTCTGATGCCATTGCCTTGTCTGACTTATTGCCATTCCACAACTCTTCCAAATAATGGTTGAATGCTTCTGCTTGTCTGCCAACTATGGCTTCACCTAATGCATCCCATTGCTTGGTTCTTTCACCAATTGCACCTTTGGGTCTACCAGTTGGATTACCACTCTTACCGGCTTTAAACATTGTTTTCTTTTTGTTAATTACAATTTTGTACTACTTGGCTTTGCCCTTCTCTTCAATGGTCAATTTCACCTCCAATTCATTCAACTTCTTTTTGAGTTGGTCAACCAATGTGATGATGTCTTGAACCTCTTTCTCAAACTCTTCCTTGTTGGTTGTGTAGTTGACTTGGATGTTTAGTTGTGGCTGGTTCATTTTTTCTTCTTAATCTTTTCGGGCAATGACTTGTAAGCAGACTTTGGGGTCTTCTTTGCAAACCTTTTGCAGAGTTCTTTATCAGTTGCACAAATAAACCTTTGTTGTGCTTTGGATACAAATGGCATGGCTTATGGTAGTTTAGATTTGCCAAAGAATGGCTTTGATGAGATTGATTTGTTCCCTCTACAAGACCAAAGTTGCCTTGCCCAGTAGTTGGGAGTAGATGGATCGTTTGCCCCTTTTATCTTTTGGCTTCTTGCACAATAGGAATCTCCAGCATCGGTACCGGGTTTGATTCGGTAACCTTCAGCACCAAAGTGAATGAGTTTGCCTTTGTACTCAACTGCATACTTTTTACCTTCCCTTGTTGAATTCAGAATCTTTGCCATGTTCACAAAGATAATCAATAAATAAGCCTTTCCTTGGGCAAATAGTCAGCCAGTTGATGGATGTTGAGGGCGGTGAACCTATAGACCTTGATGCCCATCTTTTGAGCCTCATTGTATTTTTCGCAGTCATTGGTGTAACCCTTTATGGATGTGTGCCTTGACTTAACTGACCCAATGCCTTCAAATTCAAAAGCGGTCTTGGTTGGGGGGTGGTAAAAGTCAAACCTCCATTTTCGGGCATCATGGAACTTGTATTCAGCAATCATCCCTTGGACTTGGGTACATATCCACCCAAAGTGAGTTTTGGCTTCAGAGGTCATTAAAATGGCTTTTTAGGGCAAAGATAGTATTGGTGACCTTCCATCCATGTCAAAAAAGCCAAAATAACCTTTTTGGACACGAAGTCTTATTGGGTCATCAATGGTTGTTGGTCTGCCTCCAGTTTCGGTGTCCTTGATTTTTCTGATGTGGATATGGGTTTGATTGAAATCAGTTGTGTGTTGTGAGTACCGGTGAACGGTAATGAAGTCATCTGCCCTATTTGAGAACTTACCACCACCTTCAACATCGGCTTTTTGAGGTGGCATGGGAAAGCCATTATATTCACCATTGGTGTGCAATTTCCTTAAAGCTTCAGTAACTGCATGGGTTGATAGGTAGATGCAACAATTATGGTTTTTGACAAAGTTCCTCATCCTTGATGTGACTTGGTAATGGTACTCATGGCTGGTCATCCACTTGTCTTTGATGGTTATGTCCAAGGCATTGTAAGGGTCAATAAAAAAACCATCATAATGGCTTTGCTTACATAACTTGGATGCCATTTGTAGCAACCTATCAGCATTCATTTCACTTGAAATGCGAAGTATTGTGAAATTGTCAGTTGCCCACTTGTAAAGGATTTGGTATTCAACTGGTGTCAGTTTGCTGATGTGCTTACCACTTTTGAACTGCATGAGGTCTTGTCTAATCCTTGCCTCATTGTTCTCCATGCAACAAAGAATCCATTTCCAATTGTGCAAGTGGTTGGAGACAACTGCAAGGTATAGCATGATGTATGTCTTTCCAACATTGTCATGTCCATTGATGATGACAAAGGAATTTGGTTTGAACCTAAAGTGCTTGTCAAGGTCTTCAAACCCGGTGCTTAAACCAGTCTTCACCTCACCTTTCATGGCTTGTTCAAGGCTTTCCCTTTCATTGTCTATGGTTGAGATGATGTTGCCAAAGGATAATGTTGGAGTCAGAACTGAATCAATGCCCTCCATGTTTTTGGTGAAGTCATCAAGGACATCAAAGCAATCAGAGGTTGGATCGTATGCAGTTGACATGGTTTCTTGAGCCACCCTTATCAATTCCCTTTTGATATAGAATTGTTGGAGTATCCTTGCAAAGTGTTCCACTTGTGCCATGTTGAGGTAATAGTTGGTAAGGCTGACCAAGTATTGCAACCCTCCAGCTTTTGCCAATAGTTTGGTTGACTTCAGTTGTGTGTGTATGGTGGCAATGTTTACACTTTCCACTTGCTGGATGGCTGAATAAATGATTTGGTTTTTTTCAGAATAAAAATGTTCAGCCTTGAGGAAAGGAACTTCTTCCCTTGAATTTGGATATGTGATGAGGGCATAAAGCAAATTCAGTTCCACATCAATTGCATGGGGTGTTTGATTAATCTCCATAAAAGTCATCCATTAGGTTTGGTTTGGAATTTGGTTGGTTGGGTTGTTGCTTGGTTTGGTTTAAAGCACCATGCTTGTATTTTTCAATTGTGGAAAGTCTCAAGATAAATTCGGGGGTGCAATACTTGAATCCAGTTTCAATGTGGTACTGGGTTGCCTTGAGGTTGTTGATGACTTCAAAAAGTTCTTGCTTGGTGACCTTGTCTTTGGTGAGCCTTGCTTTATAGTGCAGTACAATTTTGTCACCTACCCTAAAGTGTTTATCAAAGGTTAGGTTTATGAAGTCAACCAATTTTGAAGTTTCTTGACTATATATATTATTCTTATATTTCTTATGTTCTTGTTTAGTGTTCAGTGGTTGTTCAGTGGTTGTTCGCTGGTTGTTCATTGGTTGTTCAAAAGGTTGTTCACCCTTTTGGAATTTGCTCCAATTACATATTGATATCAAGCGACTTGTGGATGATTTTTGTTGTTCAATTTGTTGTTCGTTTTTGAAGAAGTTTAGGATTCTTTCAACTGAACTTTCGTTGACCCCCGTTTCTTGGCTTATTTTTTTTCTGCCAGTAATAAACTGACCTTCTTGTAGCACAATGGTTTTGCCATTCCACAAATACTCCCAAGGTTCGTGTGTTGCCTCCTTCAATAGGTACACCCAAACTGCAACAAAATTAGGGTGCTTTGACCATCCTTTGTCCCACATCTGCCGGTACAATTTTATATAGCCTTGCTCCATTTTACTGGTGGATTAAAGCATGAATGTGCCTTGACTTTTCTTTATCCACGATCCCTTTTTCAGCCAACCAAAGCAAGTATTGTCTGCCCTCTTTTGTGGTTGCAACTTCCCTAATGGTATAGCCTTTGTACTTTCCAAATTTCAAATAATGGTTTATCATTTAACCTCACTCCTTTCCTTGAATGCTTGTGCCTCCTCATCCAATTTGGAATTGATAAGGTTTGTAAAGTGTTGCATCCCTTCACCCCTTTCATAAATATTCAGAGCCTCCAAGTAACCAAGCCTCCAGTTCTGAACTGATAAATCATAGATGCTTTGGTTTTTAATTCTCAAGGATTCAAAATCAAGATTTTTTTTTAGTTGATACATCTTCTTGTTTGCCTCATCAATAATGCTCTCAAGCCTTTGCTTGGTCTCTTTGAATTGTGTTTTTGTTTCCATTTTATTTGCTTTTAAATTATGTTCAAATAAAAACCCCCAAAGTGGTTGGAGGCACAATGGGGGTCGGGAACTGGTAGGCATTCCCTTTGGGTCTGATGGGCAACCCTTATATCTTTTGTGTATCTCCAACAATACTTTACAAAAGTATAGTTGAAATCCTTATAATCAATGTATCTTTATCCACAAAGTCAGAGGGTTGAAATACCAAAAAATAGTTTTAAAGCACCTTCCATTTACCTTGCACATTTTTGTAAATGCAAGTGGGAAAGCCATTGCCTCAAAATTGAATCGGATTAGATTCAAGTCGCAAAGGTTTGTGATGGATGACTTTGAATTGTCTCCAAGTAGTGCGGCAATAACTCATGATTTAGAGTATAGCCTCCCCGGTCATTACCTCATTCAGTTCAACCATACTGACCTTAACACCATAGCACATGAGGTCTTCCATGTTGTCATGTGGCATAATAAATACATTGGTCAGAAGTTCAACAATGGCTCTGAAGAGTCTTATGCATATTTGTTCGGATATTTAATTTCAGAGATAAATGAGTTTGTCAAGGGAAGTAAGTGATTGGATATTGGAGAATGACAAGGATGGAATAACAACCAGCCTTTCCATTGTTGATGCCTCCAAGCTTTATCAATTGTTGCATCCCAATAGTCAAGCAAGTTTCAAGTCAATCAAGTCATACATTCAAAGAACAAGAAGTGGCAAAGCACCAAAGTTCAATGATAAGGTTGATATCAATGAGATTGCCCAAAGCATTGAAAGGAATTTGGAAGAGGCAAAGATTTTTAAAACTGATGATGTGGAGGTGTTGCCCGATTTCAGCGATCCACTTGGTTACATCATAGACTTTCCAAATAGTTGGTCTGAAATCAATGAGCCAGTAGTTATCCAAGGCATTAAGAAACTTGGTGTGTGCAATGATATCCACTTGCCCTACCATTGCCCTTATGGTGTCAGAGCTTGTTTTTCTGAATTCAAGAAAAGGGGTGTTGATGGCATCTATTTAAATGGTGACATCTTGGACATGGAGGAGGTCAGTAGATTTGAAAAGATGCCAACTGGAAAGTTTCTGAAGGATGAGATTGAGGTGGGAAGAAAGTTCTTGGAATCCATGAGAAAGATGTTTCCAAATATTCCCATCTATTGGAAAGATGGAAACCATGAGAAGAGGTTTCAAAGTTACATCAACACCAAGTGTGATGAGTTGGCTAACCTTTATGGTATGGATATCCCAACACAATTGCAGTTTGATAAATACGACATCCAATATGTCCCCGAATATAAGGTTGCAAAGTTTGGCAAGTTATGGATTGCTCATGGGCATGAACTTGGGTTGAAAAGTGGCACGGTCAACATTGCTCGTCAAGTCAGAATGAGAGTAGGTGTCAATGTCATGTTTGGGCATTGGCACAAAAATCAGAATGACTCATCAAGGAATTTGGCTGATGAGGTTCATAGTGCTTGGGCAATTGGTTGCTTGTGCTATTTAAAGCCAAGGTATACTGGAGTCCTTAACCAATGGACACAAGGAGGGGCAACCATTGACTTGCATGAGGATGGAAGTTTCACCGTTTCTGCTTTTCAGATTCAAGATGGGGTTGTGATTTAAATTATACCCATCAAGGTACTATTAGTACCAATTTTGCCTTTGTTATAACCTTAAGGGTATTATTTGACCTCATATAAATTATCCATTGTGATAAAGTAATTATCCCTTATTGCTTCACCTCCTTCAATGTTTTTCTTGGTCTTGGTCTGATGCTCTTCAAAAGAACAAACAAGGTCACCTTTGTCATCAGTTATTGTCTTGATGAATGTCCTTCCATCCTTCAATGTATGTAGCAAAATTACAAACTTGCTGGAGCATAATTGGGCAATCCTCATCCCAGTTTCAATTTTGTTTTTGCTTATCAAAAGAGAATTGTCAAAAGTGCTTTCAAGTTCATGGTGACTGATGTCCCTTACCTTGAGTTCATACAATCCAACAACTTTGCCTTGCTTTGTAATGATTCCATCAATAAGGCAATACTCATCTTTGAATGGAAAGCAAGTCATCTTGTTTGCCTCCATCACCTCATAAACCTTTTGGGTTGCTTGGTTGCTTTGCTCAATAGTCATTTCATGTGTTTTAAAATGTGTGCAATCACATCAATTGTCCATCCATTGCCAAGCATCTTGTACCTTTGGGCATCACTCACACAACTGGTGTAGTTGTCCGGTACCGTTTGCAATCTTTCGCATTCAATTGGTGTAAGTCTTCGGATTCTTTTATTATAAATATTATTTTGAGTTGTTTCAATAGCCATTGAATTACTCACATCCAAGCAATATGATTTGCCATCGGCTTTTGATAGTTGACCACTACCACCGGCATTCTTGTTTTTCTCAATACTTGGTCTATTCTCTGACCTTCTTTGCGTTGAATGACATATGATGTAATTATTTTCCATCCGACCACCTTCTTTTGTGGTTATGGTTTTTGATTTTTCATTGCCATCAGTAGGAGAAAATGAGAATCCAATGTTTTGTTGCTTCATCTTTTGGTCATTGCTGATGTAATATGCCAATATATTTTCACTCAAGAAATACTTTTCAGCAATTTCAGATTCTTCTTGCAATATATCCTTTAGCAAAATTCCAAGGTCTTTTGGTTGTTCAATGCTTTGATTCATATCACCAAAAAAACCTTGTGGCTTTAATCCAATGTTTGTCCAGTAAAGTCTTCGCCTATTTTGTGCCGAAACAAGTCTTGAATTTATTTCCAATGGATGAACCCCAAGTGTTTGTGTTATCAATGATGACCATCTTTCTTCCATCATTACATTTTCAAGAAAGAAATATTTTGGCTTTAACTCATTGACTATTCTGACAAACTCCCAAAACAAATATGACTCACCTTGGAATTCAAAGTTGGCTTTCTTCAATTCAAGGTATTGCTCAAGACTTGTGATTTCAATATTGTCAACCGTGGTCATTCCATTCCTTCTACCGGCAAAGGAGAAAGATTGACAAGGTGAACCACCAATGACCATATCAATTGGATCGTTGAAACTGGATGAATCAATTTGTCTAACATCACCAATGTGGATGGTGTTTGGAAAATTATGCTTGGTGACTTTGATGGCAAACTTATCAATCTCACTTGCATAATATTTTTCAACCGGGATGCCACATCTTTGCAAGGCAAGTTGCCCACAACTCATTCCATCAAATAATGAAAGTACATTCATCTTTTTACTGGTCTGCCTCCACCCAGCTTTACATTGTCCTTCTTTACCATTTCATGGAACTCATCTGACTTAAAAAGTTTCTGCCTCCTTCTGAATGCATGGACATTCTTCCACTCTCTTCCAAGTATCAAGGCAATTTGCTTGTCAGTCATCATGGGGTTTTGGATGATAAAGTTTCTTTCACTTGTTGTCCAATATCTATACTTTCTCATAGTGTTAAAGAGTTATAGTAGTCAGATGCGATCTTGTGCTTTTCTTTCAGTTTGTTGATGGCTTCTTGGTCATGGTCAAAGTAGAATAGTTTTACCTTTTCCATGTCATCAATGTCATCAAAGGTCAGTTGCTTGGTCACCATTGCTTGAATTTCCATTGCATCAACATCAATGCTTGGCATCTTGTAAATAATAGACCTCACTTCATTCTCAATGATGGATGCTGGAGTATTGGTCAACACATAAACCAAACAAGCCTTGTTCATGCTGAACAATTCGCAATAGCCTTGCAGTTGCCACCAGTAGTCTTTAGTTACTTCTGCCTTGCTGAAGTTGAACAAATCATAAGGACACTTGATGTCATAGATGCAATAATTGTGGATGATGTCGCAAGTGCCTTTTATAAAGTCATTCTCTTTTGTCTCTTTGTTCTTGGTCAAGAATTCATCCAAGTGGAAAGAAAGCATTGAGATGCCATCCTCTTCATTTGCCAAACCTTTCTTGATGGCATTGCTTGAGAACTCCTTGTGCCTTCCATATTTGTCTGCGATCCATTGTTCCCTAATGTAGGTCTTTGCAGTCTCTGAAAGCAATTCACTTTTGGTTCTTGGTTCAGTCATTATCTTACCTATACTTGAACATCTTATTTTGAACTGGCTCATTTGCTACCTCCCTTCAATTGGTCAAGCTTCAATGTATAAGCATCCCAAATGTTATTGTCATCATTCAAATTGCTATTGATGATGGCTTGGTTTAACTCATCCAATTGCTCCAAGGTCTTTGCCTTATCAATGAACTTAAACATCCTTTCCCTTTCCTTGTCAATGGGTGTCTCTTCATTGTCTATGTATTGGACATCCAAAGTTTCAGCATCTTTGATGACTGACTGGTCTACCACAATTGCTTTTTGCATATCAATGGACAATGGAGCAAACTTGGAAAGCAGTCTTTTCAGCACGGTCTTTTCTCCCATTGCATTAAAGTCAGTTTGCCAAACACCATACTTGTTGCCAAAGGTTTTGGAATATTTTTTACCATGTGTTGACACCTCATCAATGGACATGAACAAGGTCTTTTCAAAGCCATTGATTAAAGAGAAGTAAGCAACAAAGCCAATGACCTTGTCTGATGCCTTGGCAGACCAATCAAACTCAAAACCTTTCAATGGGTCTTGGGATTTAAGTTGTCCATCATACACCGGGCAACTACTAATTGTCTTGAATTGTCCACTTCTTTGAGCCAGTTGAACCAAACCTCTTACACCTATTTGGAATTGTGCCTTGTCACCATAAGGGACAATGTAAGCAAAGCCAAGGTTTTGGTTTATGGGTAGGTCAAGAACTGCACCCATCATGGCACTCATGTAGACACTTTGGGGGTCTGCTTGTCTCAATGCTGGGTTGGTGCTGATGGCACTCATAACTGATGTGACAAAGCCTTTGGATTTGTTGCCAAGGAGTTCTTGGAACTTGGATTGGACTTGGTCACTTTTGAGCAAGTCAATTGCTGAATTGGTTGTTTGGATGTTTGACATTTTGTTTTAGATTAATGGTTTATATTGTTTGATGAATACTGATAAAGGCTTTTGAAATTTAGCCATGAGTTTATAAGGGACAATGATGGCATTGGGGTTGTCTTTTCTATATGTGACAATCTCACTTGTTATCTCAAGGAGGGTCACCCTTTCACCACTCCAAACATTCTCCCACCTTGAATTGAGTTTTATTTCCATAATACCTTCACTTTCTTTTTGGCATTGTCAATGTCTTCAGATGTTGGGAGACCATGCTCTCTCCAGTAGTGCCTTAAACGATCCAACATTGATAAGTTTAAGCCTCCTCTGATGGTCTCATTCCGGTCAAGCCTTATCACTTGTCCTTGGCTAATTCTTGCATTCATTTGCTCAATGTCCATAGGTCTTTAAGAGTTTAGAGATTAAATGAAATGAATAGGTAAGGGCAACAATGCCCAACAAAAAATGGTCTTGCTCAAGAAGAGCAAAACCAATGAAGGTGGTGAGTAGTGCTTTCATGTTTATGCCTCCTTTACAATGTATATTAATTTGTCACTCTTATCATAGACCTTGTGGTAAAAGCCAGTTTCATCAAATTCAAATTCACCCCAAGCAGTTTTAAACTCTCCGGTGGTTGGGCAATTCCATTCAAATGTAGCATAGGAACGGTCACCAATAAAGTCACCAATCACAACTGGAGGCTCAATAGTGTCAAGTAGCATGGCAATGTCACCTTGTAAGTTGCCGACTTGAAATCCATCAGCATTTGGGTCATTAAGGAGGTTGAGGGTTCTTTTTAGAAGGTCAATCATTTGTTGTTCGTTTGCTTTCATTTTGTTTGGTTTTGGATTGTTTGGTTTAGTGGTGAGGGGTTGCCCCCCTTTTTTGGTTTAATTAACTTCAATAACACTTACAATGATGGCTTGAGCTGGTAACATCTTTTCAAGTTTGTCACCTTCAAACATTATAAAGTTCGCTTCATAAGATAAGCCTTGAATGATGTAGATGACTTTAATGATAGATTGCTTTTTCATTTTGTTTGGTTTTGTTGGTTGGATTTGATGATGGGGGGTTGCCCCCCCTTTGGATTTATTTGAAATATAATTTAACAACATTATTTATATATTCATTTTTTGCCTCTTCTTTTGTATATTCATCTTGAAAAAAAACACCTTTCTCTTGAAGATTTGGGTGTGTAACTATCCATGTTTTTTTGTTTGCACCTTTACCTTCTATCACTGAAAGTATTACTTGGCTGATGTTGTTTGATTTGTTCATTTTTTTGGTTGTTTAGGTGAATTGTTTGTTTGATTTCTATGCCACTAAAGTAGTACAAATAAGTACTGATGCAACAAAATCATAAAGATTTTCTTAACAATTCTAACCTCCCCATTTTCAGCAAGTTAGCCTATTAAAGTCAGAGGGTTGTTAATATCTTGGGGTAGGATTAAACTATATTTGCCCACATTATGACACTAAATGACCTCATTGTAAGCACCGGGGTGAAGAAAGAACACCTTGTTAAGGTTAGTAAGATAAGCCGAAACAAGTTCTTCAAATGCCTTCACAAACCCCACCTTTTCAGAATTGAAGAACTGGAGCGAATTGCCATAGTGCTGAAGGTAGACAAACAAGTTATCATTGATATTGCTTTAACTGATGGACAAACTTCAAGACCTCATCATTGATGCCCTCAATGATGGCATTAACAAGAAAGCCTTGTTGATAGTCACCCAAATGGATGAGGAGCAATTTGACCTTTATGTGGAATATAACAAATTCAGTTCTTATGATAGCAGAGTTATCAGACAACTCATAAAAGAATGGAGGGAGGGCAAATGAAGAAGGCTTTAATTTATGGCATCAATGGTCAAGATGGATCGTATTTGTGTGAATTGCTTTTGGCATATGGGTATGAAGTGCATGGTGTAATTAGAAAAGCATCATCCTTCAACACCAAAAGGATTGACCATGTGTTTGACCAATTGCATTTGCATTATGGGGACATAACTGATGCCTCTCATGTCAATGCCCTTATCCATAAACTGCAACCCGATGAGGTCTATAACTTGGCGGCACAAAGCCAAGTCAAGGTTTCATTTGAACTACCACACTATACATCCCAAGTGGTAGCCATTGGTTGTCTTAACTTGCTTGAGTCAATTAGGAACTATTGCCCATCAGCAAAGCTTTATCAAGCTGGTTCAAGTGAAATGTTTGGCAATGCAAAAGACATTCCACAAAATGAATTGACTGCATTCAATCCCCAGTCACCTTATGCAGTTGCCAAGGTCTTTGCCCATCACATGGTCAAGAACTATAGAGAGGCTTACAAACTTTTTGCAGTCAATGGAATTCTTTTCAACCATGAATCAGCAAGAAGAGGTGAGACCTTTGTGACAAGAAAGATTGCCCTTGGTATAAGGGATATCCATAGAGGTAAAAAGGAAACATTGGTACTTGGTAACTTGGATGCTTATAGGGATTGGGGTCATGCCAAAGATTATGTCATTGCCATTCACATGATGTTGCAAAATGATAAGCCAATTGATTATGTGGTTGCAACCGGTGTCACTTATTCAGTAAGGGAGTTTGTCTCCAAGGCTTTTGAATGGATAGGCATACACCTTGAATGGGTTGGTACTGGAGTCAATGAAGTTGGTAGATGCCATGAAACTTTAACTACTTATGTGACCATTGACAAAAAGTATTTCAGACCAACTGAAGTTAATTTACTTTGTGGAGATGCCTCCAAAATTCATAAGGAGTTGAATTGGAAACCAAGATATGGTTTGGATTATATCATTCAAGACATGATGACAAAGGGATGGAAGTGAATTCAAAAATATTAATCCTTGGAGCAAGTGGCATGGTTGGTTCTGCCATTGTCAGAATCCTTTGGGAAAAAAACTATGATAATTTGCTTATGCCAAATTCAACCTCATTGGATTTGACAAGCCAGTATTTGGTTGACTCTTACTTTTCAGAACATCAGCCTCAATATGTTTTCAATTGTGCTGGTAAGGTAGGTGGCATCCTTGCTAATTGCCAAGAACCAGTTGCTTTCCTTTATGATAATGCAATGATACAATTGAATGTCTTGAAAGCTTGTGAAAAGTTTGGAGTCAAGAAGGTCTTAACACTTGGGTCATCTTGCATCTATCCAAAAGATGCAGAGCAACCAATCAAGGAAAGTGCCTTGTTGACCGGCACACTTGAGCCAACCAATGAGGCATATGCCTTGGCAAAAATCCTTGGTGTTATGATGTCAAAGCATTTGAACAAACAAAACAAGTTGAATGCCATCAGCCTCATGCCTTGCAATGTCTATGGGTATAATGACAATTATGACCAGCAAAAAGGTCACATCATAGGTGCTTTGATGGATCGGTTTCACAAGGCAAAGCAAAGCAACCAACCATTGGTAAAAGTTTGGGGAAGTGGTAAGCCAAAAAGAGAATTCATTTTTGTTGATGACCTTGCTGATGCTTGTCTATGGGCAATGCTCAATTATAATGATGCTGAACATTTGAATGTTGGAACTGGTGAAGAGATATCAGTTTTGGAATTGGCTTTGAAAATAAAGCACCTTGTTGGATTTGATGGGGTGTTGGAATTTGATACCACCAAACCCGATGGCACTATGAGAAAGGTAATGGATTGCTCCAAGATAAATTCACTTGGTTGGCAACCCAAAACCAGCCTTGACAAAGGTTTGCAGTTGGCTTATATGCAATATCAATTAAACTAAAAATAAAAACAAATGAAACAAAAAATCTTACCCATTGCACTTGCCTTATTATTTTTGGCATTGGTAGGCAACACCTACCGGTTAAATCAAAAACTAAAATCAATTCAAACTCCAGTATCTGCTGATGTCACAAGACTCCAAGAATTGGAAGAACTTCAACTTGTTTGGGACACAAGGGAGAATGACCTCTTAAATGAGAATGCCCAACTCATTATCAAGTGCAATGAACTGCAACAAGAATTAAACAAGAAACCTTTAACCATTTACAAATATAAAAGAAATGAAAAAAGTCCTATTAACCCTTCTGCTTCTGAAAGCATTACCAACATTCTCTCAAATAGATACTCAAACCAATGAACCTATTTGGGGTGACACACTTGTCTATACTCCAAAAGCTTTGATGGAATTGCTAATGGCTGACTTGAACCAATGTGACTTGGATAGGATTGAATTGAAGAAAGCCAAGGCAGAGTTGACCGTTCTTTATCTTGATTATGCCAAGAAAGAAAATACCATTACTACTCTGAAAAGGGAAATGAAAAACCTTCAAGAATACAATGACACCTTGGCTTCTCAAAATATGGAAATGGCAATTGAGACAACCAAGGAAATCAGAAAGCAAAAGAGAGGTAAAAGATTTTGGGCATCCACAACATTCCTTGGAATGCTATCAGCCATTGGTGTTCACATGAACTGGAAACACTCTTACATCAAATGATAAAAACAAGTCCAAAGCCTTTGCCTCCCATTCCTTATTCAGAATATCCAACTGATACCTTGGAGGTATACCATAGGCTGAAAAATCATCTTGCTGAATTCTTGCTTTGGTATGTTAGTGAAGATGCCAAGGGTTATGACAAGCGAAGGCTTTGGAATTATTCCAATAGGTTGAAGTATCACATTAAAAGATTAGAAAGAAAAATCACTTTTGTTTTTGTAAATGAAGGCACTAAAGATATTGAAGATAGCCAATGGCGAATTGGGATATAAAGAGTATCCCAAGAATACAAACAAGACCAAATATGGTAAGTGGTTTGGCTTTGATGGTGTGGCATGGTGTGGGATGTTTGTCTCATGGGTGTATGACCAAGCCAATGCCAATCTTGGAAGGATAGGATTCACCAAAGGCTTTGCTGGTTGTCAGACCGCAGTTGCTCATTTCAAAAAGACTGGTGAAGTGACCAAGAATCCAAGACCCGGTGACATTGTTTTTTTTGATTGGAATGGTGACAAAAGATATGACCATGTTGGAATTTTCCTTGCCCATAGGGACATCAATTCTTTTCATTCCATTGAAGGCAACACCTCATTAACCAATCAATCCAATGGTGGTGAGGTCATGTTGAGGGTAAGGAATTATAAGAACTGCATCTTTGTTCACCCTAAAGTATTGGACAATGATTAATCCAAAAGAGAAAGCATCAGAGTTGTTCTTCCATTATTGGTTCAACAATTATAACTTGTTAAATCAAAAGACCTACAATGAGACCTTGGACTACATTGATAGGATGATTGTCCAAGACAAAGAGCAAAGCAAGTATTGGCAAGATGTCAAGAAAAGCCTTGCCAGTTTCAAGGTTTAATTTTTTTTAATGGCAAAAGACCACCAACTTGGATTGACTTGTTGATGGGATCGTAAGCACCAAAAATAATTTGCTCCTTTTTATTTTTATAGCCAAGCATTGGTGACAAACCAAGTGATTGTCCATAGGTGGCTGATGCCCCATAATAGAACATCCCTTTTGGTTGGTAGGTTGTTTCAATGACTTTTGTGATTGGTATTTTTAGTCTATGGGTCAACTCCCTTGAGACAATGGCATTCCTACTGATTACCTCTTTTAAAACGATTTTCAAGGTGTCATTGTCTACACTATCCAAATAGGTCACTTCAGAAAAATAAGCCTTGAGGATTGCTCCAGTATCTATCTTGGAAGGCAACTGATTATTGACAATGCTGATTGGTGCTGAAGGTGGCAAATTAAATGTTTGTTGTGGTAGGTTAACAACAATGGTGTCCTTTGAAATGATGGTTGGCTGGTCATCAAATGCCCCATTAAATCTTATGTCAAGGTAAATGCCCAAGCCAAGCAGAAGGCAAAGGATAAGCAAGATGTCTTTTGTGTTATTCATAATAATAAAAAAGCACCCCATTGCTGAAGTGCTTTCACCTATTAATTAACCAAACAAATATTATTGAATTTTTTGATAGCCAGTCCTTATGCCAATGATAGAGCATGACAATAGCAACAACTCAATTGCTTTGACAATGTCACCACTCTTATCATAATGCCACAAGGCAAGTGCAATGAATCCAAGTGCGGCCCAAATGGATTTACTTTCGTACCAGTTTTTAGTTTCCATGTGTGTTATTTTCTACCAATTTAGTTGATTGCCTCCATTCATACAATTCTTTTATTTCTTTTTTTATCTCATCAACATCCTTGTCATTCCTTTTCAGCTTCTCTTTATGGGTTATGACATCTTCATGCATCTCATCAATCTTGGTTGTCAAGGATGAGAATTGATAACCAGCAATGCCAAGCAATGCCCATGTCACAATGTTCTTGACCCAACTTAAAGTTTCATTGTTGCCCTTTGTTGTCATTGTAACCAGTCTTGTTCAGTTATTAGTGAGTTTATTTCAGCTTGAGTAAGTTTGTCTGTTTCATCTTCGGGTATCATCAATGCCCAATATGTCTCATTTGTTGTCCATCCAAACCAATATGTTGTTGAACCTTGTTGGCATCCAAGACTTGTTGCTATATCATCGCTTCGGTCTTTGGCGGCTTGTTCGGAAGGGAAGATTAGGTACATCATATTCCGTAATAATTTTTTATGTTTGTTTCAATACCATTCCTATTTGATGATTGGTCATTAGGATATATAATCATTTCACTAAACCAACCATCAAAATCAGTTGCACTTGCAAATGTTTGATATACTCCAATAATTGGATTTGACCCATTCAGTTTGGCAGAAATTATTCCACTATATGTATTATTTATTGTTCCATTGAATGAAGCTATTGCATTTCCTAATGAAAGATTCCAACCATAAACGCCAAGGTTTGCATTTCCATTTGCGGTCAATGATTGATTTGTTGGAGAAGTAGTGTTGTTATTCAAAACACAAACACCAACATTTGTTGTTGGGTCAAATACTGCATAATAAGCATCTTGTCCAAATAATCCAGTTCCTTTTCCAAATGCAACTTGAGCCCCACTTTGGTTAGCTGGTTTGATTGCCATATACAAACTAAAAGTATTAGTAAAGTCAAAAGATGGCTCTGCTGAATTGAAAGTTTCCATGTATTTTATAGTAGCTTCTCCAAAGAAAATTGATGGAATGCCGTTGGCAATATCAATAACTCCTAAACTAACTATCCTTGGTTGCAAGGATGCAGTCAATTGAGCAAATTCTCGTAATTGCCCCGTTTGGTCATACCATCTTGTTACAAATCCATTTCCAGCACCTACAAAGTTTGTTAATGCAGTTGTGTCAAGATTCATACCTACAAAACCAATATCTTGTTCAGTATTGTCTGATGACCTTCTAACTCGTATGGCAGAACCTAAATATGTAGCATCTAATTTCCTTAAACTATAACCAGCAGTAGCACCGGGATATAAAGTCAATAGATTTAATGATACTGGTGTCGGCGGCACTATCTCACAAGGCAGAGCGGTGAAACTTGTATAGACTGGATTGCCATCACCTAATTTAAATCCACCAAGATTTAAAGCGTTATTGATTGTTACAACATATTGCGATCCGTTCCAAACCGATGTGACTATGATTTGAGAGCCAAGGAAACCACTTGCAAAATATTGAAGATTTGTGGCATCATCAATATTATAAGCACTTGGACTATTATAGGGTGATGCTGGGGCTTCAGTAAAGAAATCAATAAACCTCCATTGAAACCCATAATCAAATGAAGCTTGATAACAAACCAAGCCACATGATGCCCCTTCATAGTCTGTTACTATCCTAATAGTAAAAGGAATTTCACCCGAATAATTGGTTGTAATGTTTAAATCAGTTGGAGTTGTTCCAGTATAATATCCATAGAAAGTTTGACTTCCTTGGTCGTTATTGTAGTTAATTCCATAATCTACATAATTCTGTATTTCAGTCAAGAAATCATTTCCATTTAAAGTCCAACCAATGAAATTGGTATCTCCTCCATAGTCTTGAGCATTAATTACCAAAACATATAAGCATTCTTGAGAACTACCACCGGGCAAAGCACCAATGATTTGTCTTTGTATGAAGTTGCAACACTTACGCCAAGTAGCCATCTTTTAAACAATTTTGTAAGCAAGTTAATTTACCTTTTATCTCTGCATTGAAATCAAGTGCCACATAACTGAATCTATAAACAACACTCTCATCAAAATCAACTCCTTTATTTTCTGCATTCCAAATGGTCATGCTACTGGTGTCATATGAATTCACAATGACCTTGACACTAACTGCATCCATATCCTCTGCAGTCAACTTGTAATCACCTTGCAATGCCCCCATCAAATCAGCAACAAACAAGTCATCAACCAAAGGTGAATCTTGCAAGTTGTCTTTTGGAACTACTGCAACCAATCTCAAAGGCATTGTGATAATTACATTTTGCAAGGAGTCCTCCACACAACTTGTTATCTTGGTAACACTTGTGTCAAGCTTGACACTTGCATTGGATGTCTTCCTAATGTATGCCAAACCATTGACATCAAAGTTTTGGACATCCACATAACCAGCCAACTTGCCCTTGTAGTACATGGGTCTTATTGAACCATTGCCACGATCCACCATTTCAGTATACTCATACACTACTGAAAAGAATCCAGTATCTTTTAACCTTTGGGCAATATCACAAAATAGAGTTGTTATCATTCTGATGCAAGTCTAACAAATTCAGCAGCGGCAATCCTATAGAATTCTTCAATTTCAAATTTACTTAAACCAAACACATTACCATATTTCACATCAAACTTTTCTACTTTTTTTGTAGACAAGTCCTTATTGAGTTTGATGATATACTCATGGACATCAACTTCAGTTGGTGTTGGCTCTTTGCCTTGTGGATTTTCAAAGTCACTTTTCAATTCACCACTCAACTGCAAATTAACCTTTTCAGTTTTAAATCCTATAGTCTCCCTATAAGACTTGTAACTTTCAAACCATGCAGTCTTTCTATCAGTCTCAATCTTTGAAGGTTTGTCTTTTGTAAATCCTCTTCCACCAAATTTGATGTTTGCCAGTTTCTTGGTTGCCCCCTTTTCTCCCTCTGCTTTTGGCTTACCTCTTGGCTTGAACTTCTTACCCGGTGAAGTCTTGGGATTCACATACAACTCATCAGTTGAATTGTATTGATGAGTAGTGCCATCAACATTCTGCCCCTTGGTAAATATCCTTTCTGATTGCAATGCAAGAACTGAATAAGCGGCAAGTTTAAGAGGAGGGTCATTCTCCAAGATTTCCCTCTTCAACCTTTCGGTCTTGATTATGAAGTCCTCAATGGTCAAGGCAGAATTATCTTTTGCCTTGTGGGACTATTGCAAATGAAACACCTATTGGAAGGCAATTGCATATTGCCCAACCATCCACCCAAAAAGTCATTGTATTTGGAGACATAAAAATTATATCTCTCCTTCAATTGCTCAATGTTTATGGTATGGTTATTGGTTGCCCTCTCCCCACTTGTGTTATACAAAGCATCAGCCACAAATAATTCAGCGGTCTTGTAAGCCAATGGCAAAGCCAATGAATTTGCATGGGAACAAATCCAACTGGTATGGTCACAAACAACATCATAAACCAATGACATCCCCGATGTGTGATTTAAGTAATCAATATTGCTCTCATATTTTGAGCCATTGATTTCAACTCCTTGAGATGATAGAAAAGAATTGGAACAACTGACCTTTCCACAACAAAGACCAGCCTTGATAGGTGTCACAAAAGAATCAATCATGGTGGCATCATATCCAATGAACAAGTTCAATGGTTGCTTGTCTGATTTGTAAGATTTGTGCAAGTAGACCGTTGCAATTTCGCCTTGTGTTGTGTTTACTTGGATCGTGTCCAATTGTTTGTTCTGCCTCAAATCCCAAACCTCAAGGTCTATTGTGCCAGTATAGTTGACAAGTAAACTTATTTCACCAATGGAAACTGAATAGAATGATTCAGCTTGGTTGAACTTCATTTGAATGCCCCTATAATTTTGCCCGGCATATAAGGTTTGAGTACCACTATAAATCCCCAATCTATGCGAGTCAATCAAAGAAGTGGCAATGTACCTATCTTGAAAATGATTATAGATGTGTTGAGACATCTCCCTTACTGCTTGGTTTTGCTTTGCATCAAAGTAATCTTTTGCAGTTGCATATTGACTTGTAATGAAAGACTCCACATCAGTCAAGGAAACACCAACATCATCCAAATAGATGGAGGTCTTTGGTGCTTCAGTATTGCAAAGCTCTCTTATACCAATAAGGTTGTTGAAACATTCCATCCATTTAATGAATAATGGGAGGAGGCTTTTACACCCCCTCCCGATTGTTAACCAAAAAAATAATTAAGGATTCACGACCTCAATGATGTTGGCGAAGGTCACACCATCCATCACATCACCACTTGGGAACATATCAAATGGCATTCCAACAAGTTTGGTTGAAGTGGTAGCAATCAAGGAAAGAGTTCCACAATTGTTAGACACAACCAAGTCAAATGGAATTCCATAACGAGGAGTAACCAAAGGAAGGATTTCAAAGTTGGATGCAGAGGCAGAGGCAATAGGTGAGAAACCAGCTTCAGTTCCAAGTGTGAAAACCAACATTTGCAAAGCACCCAATTGGGTCATCAATGAAATGTTGTCTGATGCAAATGCACTCACAACATACGGGTCCCATGCAACTGATTTGCCATAACGAGACATCACACCCATCATGTCAAAACCAGCATCAACACAACAACCAACATTTAACATATCAGTTGAAAGGTAAAGTTCAGAACCACCAAAGATTCCAATTGGGGCACAATAACCAGTTTGCTTTGCGGCAAGGGTGATTTTTGGCAAGAAGTAAGGGTTGACATTCACACCACCAGTTTGCTTGGTAGCAACTGCAAGAACATCACCAGTCACATCAGCAACATCAGATGCCCATGCTCCAACAAGTGGAACGGCTTCTTCAGCGGTCTTTTGTGCAAGTTTCTCTTCTATTGCAGATGCCATAGCATTGATGCGACTTGTCAAGAATTGCTCATTGGTTCTGCAAATGTTTGCAAGGTCATAAACATTCCAACCTTCTTCAACTTTGATTTTGTTGCAGATGTCCATTGAGTATTCAGCAGATGCATCCCCTCGCTTTGTGGTTGCAGTACATTCAAGGTCACATGATGTTACTTCTTCAACTGCACTTACTGGAATCTTTTGGTCATAACGCAAAACAACGGTGCGGGTTTTTGCTCCACCGGGGTTCACAATTTGGTTAATGCCCAAAGTGTTTTCAGCAGAAGTAATCATCTGAAGGAATGGAGACTCCCTTACAAAGGATGCATGACCACAAGTTTGAAAGTAGTTGGTTAATTCAGCTTGTACATCGGGACAAGCCAATAAGGATGATGATACGGTTGACATGATTTTATAAAATTAGAGTTAAGATTAGAGCCGTTATTCTTTTGCTACGGAAAGCAACCTCACTCTCTATGTGGAGTATCACACCTATTAAATGCAAATATAATAAAAAACCCCCCAAAGATGGGGGGCTTCCAAACAAAATGAACGCAAACAATCCTTTTCAAAATTACTTCAATGCCCTTGGATGCACAAGTATTTTTTTGCCTCCTTCAACATTTCCTTGTGGTTGTTGAGATGACCTCATTCCAAACATTGATTGAACTGGTTGAACATTGGGTGCTGACTTTCCACCATGTGGATTGCTTTCACCAAGACCAAGTTCATTGATGATTTCTTGCATGGCTTCTTCGGGTGAAGTGAAGTCACCAGCCTTTACCTTGCTTTTTATCCTTTCACCATTGGCATTCATGGTTACCAATTGCCCGGTTGTCTCATCCAAATCAAACTTCAACTTTGATTTCAAGATGGCTTCAAATCCATGCCTTTCAGCTTCATTCAATTTAGGTCTGAACCTCAATGATTCTTTTGCCTTGCTTATTTTGAAATCAATTTCTTTGCTCTTCATGTTATGAGCAACATCCACTTTGTATTTTTCAAATTGGTCAGCGGTATCTTTCCAAGCCGATTTGATTTCAGACCTTTCCTTTTCAAGCTTTGAAATCCTATCACTATACTCTTTCACCTTCTCATCAAAGCCACTACCACTTAACTTCTTGGTCTCTTCAATTTGATTGATGTAATTGCCTTTTAATTTGTTGAATGCAAGGGCAACCATTTCTTCATTCTTCTTTATCTCCTTAAACTCATCCTCATTGAATTCAATGCCTTCACTCTTAAACATTCTTTTGAGGTTGGTCATTTCAGAGCCAAGAACTTTGCCACTTATTTGCTGAATTATTTCGGGGTCTTTGGGAGCATTCTCCTTCAACACAAACTTGCTTTGAAATTGCTCCTTGAATTGGTCAAAGTTTTCGGCTGAAGTACCAGCAAACTCATTTAGGTTTTTGATGTCTATCATGTTTATTTTTTATTGGTTGGTTTTTTTTCTGCCTCTCTTTTTCACTTCCACAACTGGCACTTCACTTGAGCCAAGTACCATTTCAAGCATGGACTTTTGTAGGTCATTCAAGGTGTTTGGTTGTGAAATGGGAGCGGTTTGATTTGTTGGCAATGGTGTTGCATCGTGAGGTGTGATGGATGTGTTATCCATCTTCTCAATTAATTTCCAACCACCACTTTGCATTCTTACTGGATTCTTCCAAATGCTTGGAGGCAATTTGGCTTTTCTGCCAGTCACCATTGAAATGGCTTCTTTCAATTGTAGTTCTTTGTCTTTTTCCATATCTCTCTGATTTAATTGCAAATATAAGTTATAATGTAATTAATTTGTGTTTAAGTTTACACTTATTAGTACCACAAATCAAAGGGTATGAAGAATAAAAATGATGATAATTTAGTTGCTTGGTTTTGGGTTTGTGTAGTTTGCACAACAATTATCTTTTGGGTTTGGTTAATGGTACATTTTATATGAGTTTTATATTATTCATCATATGTCTAATTTTATTAATCATTGATTCAAATGCGACCAAAACAAAAAAAGACCGGTAAGATTATCAAAAAAATCAAAGCCAAAAAATCAACTTGGGAAGTGTACCAATACAAAGACAAATCAAAAACCTTCTTTGGTAATCGGCTTGTCAGATTGAATGGTTACATCATCCTTGACAACAAAGGTTTTCAAACCCAACAAGGAGCTGAATGGAATATTGGTGTGATTACAAAATCACTCTGATGGTAGGTCATTAACCCCGTAAGGTTAGGACTTATTCAATGCCCAATTGCTTTTTCAATCTTTCACTTGGCTTGAAGTTTCCATTGTCAATGTTTCTCTCAATGTCCTTTTTTGGAACTGCAAAGATGGAGACTGGTATAATGGAATGCCTACAATTGTAACCACCAGCGGTTGAGAAAATAGTTTTGTCATTAGTACCGGGAATCTTTCCATCCCAATTCCCATCTGCCCAACCTTCAATTTCCTTGTAGTAATAAAAGTTGTTGTGCCTTACCTCACAAAATTGCCTTGTGGTTTCAATGGTGTCACCACTATACTTGAACCATTCAGCACCTATCTCATCAGACACCGCTGAAGTATAAGACCTATCAGCAATTGCAAATTGGTCGTGTGCCACTTGCTTGGCATATTGTTGCAACTTCCCATCAACCTTATCATTGCCAATGACAATGTCTTGAATGGATTTTACCGTTTCCTTGAATGATGCATTATTGGAAAGTGCAACATTGACTTGTTCAGTTATGGCATTGGCAAAAGCATCATCTCCAATGGAGTTAATGAGGATATCACTTGCATTCCTTTTACTTAACTGGATTAACTTCTTTGCCTTGTCAAAATCAGAGAAGTCAAATGACTTCCTTATTAACTGATTTGTGATGGTAGCTTGGGCATCAAATTGCTTGGCAAATCCTTTGACCGCTGATATATAATCTGAATTTAAAAGGATTTGTTTCAATTGCTCTTTAAGGTCAGCACTTAACTCCAAGTTGGCATTGTCCAATATGATGTTGCCTTGTGAGTCAACACTTAATTCAGAAAGGAGGTCAATGACTTCGGGGAATAATTCCTTTTGTGCCTTTGAGACTGCATCAAGAAACTCATCGGGGACTTTGGTGAGCCTTGCAGTCTTCTCCTTGATGAGATCGTTTGCAGTTGGCATTACCTAATAATCCTATTTGCCACCTCATTGGTAAAGCCAAAGACTTCAACCAACAAATTAATCTTCTGCGAATCACTCAAGTTGACATCAGTAACAATGCTCTGCAAGGCTTGTGTTCCACCAACACCCAACACTTCAACAAGCAACCTCTCTTCTGATGCCTTGTCCAATTGTGCTGGTAGGTCAAGCAACAATTCCCTTCTTTCATTTGCAGTCATATCCTTCAACAACTCCGGTGTCTTTTCAACTGCATCAATTGTTGTGTTGCTTACAATGTCATCAATAATGGCTTGACTTGAGAATGGAGCAACCACACCCATTGAACCAATACCACCAGCAACCTCTTTTGCTTTGTTAATTAATTGCTCCAATTGAATGGCAAAGTCTTGCTCAAAGAAATCGGGGTTGTCCATCATCAATGAGTTAACAAAGTTAATGGCTGAATCATGCAAGACAACCTCCCAGTTGTTGACCAATCCTTTGGCTTGTTTCAAATTTATCTCCTCACTTGTCATGGTTAAAAGCCTATCAGCTTGACTTATTAGGTTGAACACCTTTTGACCTTGGACATCGGGATAATAAAGAGTCTGCAAATATTTATATATTATTGACTGGATGACAAAGGGAGGTTGCTTGGATGTGATAGCCTCATTGATTTGAGCCATATAATCAGCCTCAAGATAGAAGTCATAGTTGACTGGTCGCTTGATGATGGGTCTTCTATAATTAGAACCATATCGCATCAAGCCAATGACATCAATGCACCATTCATACATATCAAAAAGCTGAATGCAATTCTGCTTGATTCCAGCAATCAAACTCTTTTGGTCTGATGCCACTTCAGTTGCAGTCAAACTCCCTTGAACTTTGTTGTCAGTCTTCTTTAGGTGTAAGATATCATATGCAGTAGCCATGCCACTTGCAATCTCTTGCCTTAAAAAGTTTGGTGTCTCAACTGATGGGGATGCATAATAGATGGCTCTATCGGGTGAAATGGTGTCTCCATTGTTAGCACCTTTTTGAGGTTTGATTAGCAAAGTTCCATAAGGTGAAATCCTATCCTTTGCCCCGGTGCCGTTACATTCGGGACATATGGACTTGCTTCCATCTGCCCTATAGTGATATCCATTGTCACAAACCAACTGCTCTCCATTGTCCCTTATACTGAATTCACAATACTCACCAACCATTACCCTAAAAGGATAGGTGCAAGTTGGCTTGATGCCTCTCAACAAAGCTGAATCCAAAAGCACCTCATCCAAGATGTCAGTTGCATAAAGGAAAGGACTTTGTTGCATCATGGTCTCATCAATCTGAATGGCAATGCCCTCAACCCTTTTTACTGGAACAATGCCAGTTGCATGGTTGAACCACTCCATCACTTCAAATTGATAGTCTACTTTCTTTCCAACTTGTATTGCTTTGTAAATCCATTGGTCATCAAAGATGAGATAAACCAAGCCATCATGCATCTCTTTGCCATTGTAATCCACAATGCTTCTCTCTTCACTTTCAATTACTGCAAACTCCTCATCATAGGCAACAACCCTTGTGGTGTGATAGAACTTGGTAAATGGCTCAACTAACTCATCGGGGTCAATGATTTGTTCACCATCTTTTTCAATTACTGGAATGTCATGGGGCATGACTGCAACCACACCCATTGCATCCATCATTTTAAGAGGAGGCAAAAAGGTGAAAACAAAATTGTCAAGGCTTCCATATTCGGGAAACTCTGAATCCAAATATTGTTGTAAGGTTTGGTTGGCGTTCACATATTGGTCAGCATCGGGAGTAAATTGGATGCTCCAATTGTTCTCATGGTATGCCCTTCCATATGTGTCAACCATGTCCTTGAACACTTGAATGGTTGTTTGTTTATAGTTTGCTCTTACATATTCAGCCTCTGCCGGTGTTTGGTTGGGTGCTTGTTTTGAAAACAATGCAAAAGGGTAAACACCTTTTTGAGCATGAATCCTTATTTGCTCCAACCATTTTACTGATAGGGTATAGCCATCATAATAATCGGGTAGATGATGGACATCATCACCACTATTGGAAATAAACTGCGATCCAATTCTTGGCTTGTCCTTTTTTTGTTGCCTCTTTCTATCAACAATGTTGGCAATAAGGTCGTAGATATATTCGGGTGATATCATCTTGGTTTAGGTCTTGGTAATGGTTTAGGTCTTGGACTGGAGCAAGGTTTACAAGCCATGATTGTAAGTTGTTATGTAAGACTTTGAATGGTTAATGCAATTGCTTGAAATCAATTGCCTTGTTGATATGGGGTATGTAAATGATTTTTGTTGCATCCTCTTCCAATTCCTATACAAAGATGCATAACCTTTGTAATATTTAGACTTGAAAATTACATCCTTTTCAAAATAGTAAGAGTAGTGGTTATACTTGGTAGGCAATTCCAATGTTGACTTTTGCCCTTCCATAACTGGTGGCTCATGTGTAATAAAGCTTTGACCTTCCCACCACCAAAGCCGTGTAGAAAAGCCATCACCCCAATCACCTTTAGCAACCAATTGTTGTCCCTTGTCATCCTTGCCAAGCAAATGATTGAACTGAAAAGCACCAGCAACCTCAATGTCTTTTGACATCATGCCTTCAGCAATTTCAATGTCCTCTTTTGTCCATTGTTCATCAATGTCAATTTGCCAAAGCCATCCATCCTCACTACCTTGGAGCATCTCAATGCCCTTGTTTACTTGCTCATCTTTGGAAGTCCATCCACCTTTACTTGATATCAAATGGATGTTTGGAAATTCTTCCATCAGTTCTGCCACATATTCCAAAGAACCATCACTTGAATTCTTTTGGATGTTCAGATTGTTGCACCAATTTGTTGAGCCTTTGTTTCCACTAAACCCCTCCACAATTATCCACTTGTCAAATGTCTTGGCAATGGTCTTGGCATAATCTTTATGCTTCAGATGATGCAACCCCTCAAACAATATGGTCAATGCATACCTCATTTTATGTGGTATATTGCTGAACCAAATCCCTCTTCAGTCACAAAAATCCTTTCAAAATTGTATTGCTCCAACCATTGGACTGATTGGTAATGCTTGATGTGATTGGTGTCATCCAATGCAAGGTAAAAAGGTGCTTCAGCATATTTCATTAGTTCCAAGAATTCAATGTAACCAATGTGACCAGCACTATCAAGGATGACAAGATCGGGTTGAAACTGCATTTTTTCCAATGCATAATGCAACATCATATCCCTTACCTTGAAATTTACCTCCTTCTTGTAAAGTTCATTCCTATTGTGGTCAAGGTGGTCAATGATTATGGAATCGGGGACATCAAATGTCAAGTCAATAGGCAACATGGGTCTTGGAATGGACAAGCCAAGCACAAAATTGATGTTGGTGTTCCTATGTTTTTTCCTTGCAACCTCATAATATTTGGGATTGACTTCAATGCTATACACCAACTCATCACCAATCAATGATTCTGCAATTGCTTTGGTAGTTCCATCACCCAAATAGCAACCAGTCTCAATGATTTTCTTGAGTTTCCTACCCTTTATCAGTTCAGTAATTGCAAAACAAAACTCTCCTTTTGCTGACATCCCATTGGGCATGATGTGTTGTGCTATTTGCATCGCATTATTTTTTTGACCGTTTCATAACTCTGATTTACAACCATTGATTCTCCATTGGAAAAAATCAAAAGTGTACACTCATCCCCCGAATCATTGATGAAAGTTTGATTGAAAGAATAAATCTGATTCAAATCAACCATTGCCTTGACTTCTTTGCCACTATCAACACCAATGTCTGAAAGTGTTTTATCGTAGACCGTTACATTGAATTCATACCAAATCATAGACCTTCCAGTTTTTAGTAAGCATTGTCCTATCAGCCTTTATTGGTACTTTGTCAGTCACATAATAATGCAACTGACCATTAACATTTGGTAGGGCATCAACAAAGTTACACAAGCTTGAGTCTATGCAATGGATTTCAGAGGCATTTTCAATTACTTTCCTCCAATCAAAAATCTGATAGTTCTTGTTAGCAATCGGCTCAAAATATATAACCCTCTTATCACTAACCAAATCAATGGGAGTACCATAATCGCTACCCCTATGGACAAGGATATAAGGATTGCCATCACTACATCCAAGAAGGTCAAACAAAGATTCTTCCAATTCATGTTTCCTTTCATAATTGAGGCAACGCAAATCCACCAAAGGGACTTCACTTGTCTGATACTTGAGTTCAACAAAAGAGTTGATGCGTGATTTTTGTCGTAGCCAAAGCCTATGGATATCCGTTGTGTGGTCAATTCCAAAGCTGATATCAATGACCTTGTCATAATGAGAAGACCTTGAAACAACTGGCTTGACATAATCCACATATTGAAATAAATCATGGTATTGCTTTGGACATTGCCATTCAACTTCATAACCTTTCTTTGAATAATAGTTTGCAATTGGAAGACAAATGATGATGTCACCAACCTTCCCCGGTTGTATCAACAACAATCTCTTCTTTCTATACTTCTCATCATTCTCAACCTTGACTGGCATGACTGCACCAGCCAACCTATCCTTCTCACTATATGACCTTTTATTTGTTTGGTGTAAATGGTAGGTCTTAACACTCAATGAAGGATTTATGGGCAACAAACCAACTTGGGCAATCTCATAGGCAAACCTATTGTCACAAGCTGGTAGTCCCATAGTGAAATCAAGGCTTGTCATCATGGGAGGTTTGCCCTTGAAAACCCATGTGTCTTGACTCCATTCATAATTGAACAACTTGGCATAGCCATTGGTCATCACATCCCATCTACTTAAACACATGACCTTTCCATTCAACTGGATGTCTTTGATGCTTTCAATTTCATTGGTAAAGTAGATATCAGAATTAGCAAGAATATAAAAATCATGTTCCTTGGTTTGCATCTCTTTGATAAAATCAGCATAAGTTGGTCTATCATAACCTTCCAAATTCACAACCTTTGGATTGTCCCAAGGAGTTCCAAGGTTATAGATGACATCAATGGAACTACATCCAATGTTTGCCTCCATTACCCTTCTCAATTCCCTTTGCCTTTGTGGATGGTTCTGCTCATAATAAGAAACAAACAAAGCAACATTGCCATCCTTCTTGTTTACTCTCATGGTGTTTGGCTTCACCAATTGCGATCCAATGGAAGTCTTTTGAGCATTAACCCTATTTGTTCCAATGTTTGCAATCTTATCACCCTTCAACAAATGGCTTTTGAAAATATGCCTTGTGCCTCTTTGTGAATGAATCTTGGTAAGCAACTTGTCATAGTATTCCCAAAAGAATGGTCTGATGTTATTCCTATAACCAAAGTAACTAATGAAATAATGAGACTGGCAAAGTTCATGGGGTCTTTTACTGCCATTGTTTCCAAACCACATGGAGTCAATTCCTATGTGTTTGAATTCACCTTGCTTTGCAAGTGCTACATTTAAATACAATTCATCGGGTTGACCTCCTCCCCATTTGTTCCGTAACCTTTCCAAAGGTATAGGGTCAGCAAAAGCCTCATTAAACAAATCATAAAGTTCAGCGGTCTTATCGCATTGCCTTATGAATTGAATGGAACTTTGGGTTGCTGGAAATTTGGTCTTGTCATCAAAGCCATAATGCTTCCAAATGTCATCCTTGTATGCCCAATACATATCGGGCAGAATGTTTGGAGAATTGATGTCATAAGTGGCATTGATATAAGTGGCATAATGTGTACCACTTGCAATGAGCCTATCAAACAATGGCTCTAAAGGTTGAATGCATAAGGCATCAACATCCAAAAACAATGTGTGTTGAAAAGGTAATCTTCTGCCAATTTCAGCTTTGAAGAGACC